AACGACAGCCTCCGGCCCGGCCTCGCCGATCATGGCCAAGGTGGGGGCAGTGACGATGCCGCCATCTGCCAGCTTGGGCACATTTGGCAAGTCCGGCAGGCTGATGGAGTAGGGACCGAACGTCTTGGACAGCGCACCGATGCCCACCGTGAAGGATGGGATGTCAAAGGACAGCCCGTTCCAGGCGTTGATGATGGTGTTGATGCCGTCAATGACAGTGTTCACGGCCCGCTTGATCGTTCCCGTAATGGTGTCGTAGATCGTGGAGAAGACTCCCGTGATGAAGTCCTTGACTGCGTTGAATCCGCTAGTGAACGTTGAGATGAGTCCCGTCACCCACCCGCTGATCCTGCCCGCGCTCTCAGCGACGAACGCTGCAATGGCTGCGCCCACCTGAACGATCTTGGATATGACCTTGATCCAGAAAGCGATGAGGTCTATCAGTCGCTCAATGACGAATCCAATGACCTTGATCAGGACGGAAAGATAATGTGAATAGAACTCCACAATGATCGGGACAACCTTGTCCGCAATGAATTGCGCAACAGTCATGAAGGCTTCTCGCAGCGTGTCCAAGGTGGCGCGGTTCTCGTCAAGCTTCCTTTTCACGTTGTCGATCACCTCGGCAACCGCATCGCGGATGCGCTCAAAGGCAGCCGCAACCGCATCGCGCAGCGCCTCGGAGTTCTTCCACATCAGCACGAAGATCGCGGCTAGGGCTGCGATAGCGGCCACCACGCCGATGACAATGGCGGTGACTGGATTCATGACAGCGATGACGCCGCCAATGGCCGCAACCAACTTGCCGACGATGAGGAGAACCGGGCCGACAGCGGCAGCGATTCCAGCCACGGCCAGCATGGCGTTGGCCACGGGTGCAGGCAGGTTGCTCATCCACTCGGCAAAGGTGCCGATCTTGATGGCCAAGCCCTCAACCAGGACAGTGGCGCGCTCAAGCAAGCCCGACTCGGCGATGGCGATCATCGCACCCTCAAAGGCTGACTTGACGCGAGTAAGCGCGCCCGCCAAACCCTGCATCTGCACCTTGGCGATCTCGTCAGCAGTGCCGCCAGCGTTGTCCAACTCCGTTGTCAACTCGCGCAGCGCGTCAGCGCCTTGGGATGTCAGCGCAGCCATAGCGGGTCCAGCGCGCTGGCCGAAGATAGCCATGTAGTCGGCTGTGGTGGCACCAGAGTCGGCGAGCTGCTGGATGATCTGATCGAGGGGGAGAAGCGAGCCAGCGCTATCCGTAGCCACGATCCCAAGATCGTGCATGATGTTGGCGGCCTTCTTGGATGGATCAAGCAGGCGGCTGATGGCACCGCGCAGTGACGTGCCAGCCATTGAGCCCTGGATGCCAGCGTTCCCCAGCAGGCCAATGGCCGCAGCAGCGACATTGAAGTCCACGCCTGCGCTCGCTGCCACGGGACCGGCGTACTTGAAGGCCTCACCCAGTTGGCTCAGGTCGGTGTTCGTGGAGGTGAACGTCTTGGCGAGGGTGTCCATCGCCGCGGGCAACTCGTCCACGGTCTTGTTGTAACCCGTGAGTACGTTGGAGGCGATATCGGCGGCCTCGGCTAGATCCATCTGCCCTGCGGCAGCCAAGGACAGCGTGCCCGGCATCGCTGCCATGATCTCGTTGGAGTCGAAGCCAGCCATAGCGAGGAAGGACATTGCGTCTGCTGCCTGTGATGCGCTGTATTGCGTCGTGCGGCCCAATTCCTTGGCCTGACCAGACATCGCGGCCAGAGTGTCGCCCGTAGCGCCTGAGATGGCCGAGACCTTGTTCATGGACTTCTCAAAGTCCGCAGCGGTGAGCAATGCCGCAGTGCCCAGGCCGACGATGGGGAGCGTGACAGACTTGGTGAGACTGCCGCCCACCTTGGCCATCTTGTCGCCGAAGCCCTGCATCAACTTGCCGAAGTCGTTGAACTTCTGCATCGGCCCCTTGAGCTGGGCTTCCATTTGCCGGAGCTCACGCTGCGCAGACTTGATGCCCTTGCTGTCAAACTTGGACGAGATAAGCAGATTGACTGCCGGTGAAGCCATCGCCTACCTCCTAGGAAGCCAACATCCGCTGCGCATCGCTGGCAGCGCGGTACATCAGGGACAAAATCTCGCCTTGGGCTTGCGTCACTGCCGGGTCATCTCGGACCCCCCACAGGAACCGTTTCTCTGCTGGAGCGGACTGCCCGATCACTTCCTTGCTGAACTGGCTGTCCTTGCGCGCACCGCGCCCAACGGTCTGGAAGATGGCGGCAGCGGCATTGGTTGTTGTGATGAGTGCGCGGAAGGACCCGGCGCGGGCATTGCGGCGCGTGGACACCTTCAGAGAGGCCTTGATCTCCTGACTGCGGAAACCAACATCAGCGCCGGGTCCAGCCTGACCGCGACGTTGCCACGGCCCCCAGCCTCCTCGACCAGACAGCGAGACCAGTCCCATGCCTGGAGTGTTGGCGATGGCTGCCGCCTTGGCTTTCTCTGCCGTGGTTTTGACCTCAACAGTGAGCGCCTTGTAGGCCTTGCTGTCGAGTAGCGCTAGGGCGTTGATGGAGTTGCCTACGCCCTCCACCTTGATGACCGCCACAGCGCCTCACTTCCTTTTTTGCTTGTCCATCTGGATCTGACGCCACCGCAGATATCGCTGCATCGTGGCGATCATGCGCGGGGACTCATGAAGCAAGTCAGACGGAGGGATGTGCCACTCGTAGGACAGGTGGACGATCAGCCAGTGGGCTGATCTATCTCCAAAGGGACGAGGGCATCCGCACTGTCATCGGTGGGCGAAACCTCGTCAAGGGTTTCAATCCACTCGTCCCATGACAGCGAGGTCATCTTGCGCCGTGACAGCGAGTGCCACGCGAGCCAGCACAGGTCGGTGAAGCGGAACTCGGTTTGGAACTGCGCAATAGAGCGGTTCCAGGTTTCCTCAAAGCGGATGAAGTCTGCCGCCGAGACAGGGGCATCGGCGGCAGACCCATCTGCGTACTTCACACCAAGGGTCATAAGCATTGCAGGAACTCCTTACGCAGGTAGGTAGTTACTAGGCTCCGGTGCCGCGAGCAACCGCACCCGAAATCGGGAACGAGTAGGACGCGGTGGCCAGATCGCCGACCGCACCGTCCACGGGGGTGTAGGACGTGATCGCGCAGGTGAAGGCGAACGAGGGATTCGTCGCCGAGACTGCAGCGGTGCCACCGGGGATGACCGTCACTGCGGCCGTACCAGTGCTGAAGGCGTCGTACACCAGCGAGTCAATGCCCGAAGCGCCGAAGTCCTGGTGGATCTCCATGTCAAACGTGCCGGAGCGCAGCCCGGTTACCCGAGACCTCCAGCCTGACCCCCCGAAAGCGGTGGTCTCCACGTCGTCAGCTTCCAGCGAGATGGTCACGGACGCCACGGAGGTGGTCACCGTGCTACCGGCGAACACAACCACCGGCTCTGTCAATACGAACTTAGCCATGATTGGCCTCTCCTTATGCGTAGACCGTGACCACGAATTCCGCGGTCAGGTAGGTGTTTTCGGCAATGGACATCGGACCCACGTTCCGCATGTCCGTAACTCGGCAGGTCTGTGCAGCCCCGCCGAGGGATCGGTCGGCCTCGATGGCCGTCTTGATGCTGCCCGCGCCCGTGGGGTTGGCGTAGGCGTCCAGCGATGCCTGAGCGGTGCGCTCGGACAGTCGCCCCACCATCACGAGGATGGAGACTTCGTAGGTGTCTAGGCCGCGACCCATCGAGGTGTCGTAGCTGACACTCGGCGGCATCACAATCGCCACCGGGGGGTTGGGGTCGTCGGGCACGGTCGCTGACGTGCGCAGGCCGGAGATCGTCCCCAGCCTCGTCGCCAGCCCGCTGCGAATCCCCGAGATCGTTGTCACGCGACGCCCACCACGGTGCGGCGGTAGGGACGCAGTAGCGCGTCAATGTCGGGGTCAACGCGGCCCACTCGAATCGCGCCCATATCACCGAACCCGGCAACACCCAGCGCGGAGTCGTACCGCTTGAACTGGCGCAGCGCCATGATCAGGCAAGCCTGCTTCACGGCGGTTGGGACGGCGGTGCCGAACCCGAACACACCAGTGACCTTGACGCCGAACTCCGCGCCGATGGGGAACAGGTTGTCCCCGACGGCACGCAGCCGAGTCACCGGCCAGTCCAGCCCCGAGGCTCGGGAGTTGCCCGGCTCCAACTGGTAGTCGGTCGTCAGCCAGGTCTCGTCGTAGATGCCGTCAAGGTCGCTGGAGGTCTCCAGCGTGATCGCCGTGCCGGCAAGGTCGTCCACGTCCACCCAGTAGTGATGGCTCGCGGAGTAGTAACGGATCTCGGTGCCGCCGGTGTAGAAGCGGCGCTCGGTGTAGCCGTCAATCAGTCGGGAGGACGCCTCGATGCTGGTCTCCAGCAGGGCGTCGTCCACGCTGTCGGTGATGCGGGCTGCGGCCTTGACTTCGGCAAGCGTGACGTAGCCGTTAGAAATGGCCATGCGTTACACCCCAGAAGTAGAGGTCATGTGAACGGTCGTTGGTGGTAAAGGCGTACTCGGCGAACATTGAGCCAAGGTCAACGGCCAAGCGGAAGTCGTCGGCCGTGAGGTTTCGGTAGTAGTCCCACTGCAGCGTCAGCGGTGATGAACCGGGGTCACTGCGGGTCGTGCCGTGCTCGGCGCGGCCAGTGGTCGCGCACGTCATCACGACTAGGCCGTCGGCCATGCGGTGCATATTGACAAACGTGGCCACCCACTCGGGGTTGTGCTCCATGCACTCGGCGCTGACCACGGTGTCAAAACTTCGGTCGGGGTAGTCCACGTCCTGCCCCAGTGCGACCACATCGACGCCAGGACCTGACGCGACATCCACTCCGGTGTAGTCGCAGCCGGTGAAGAAGTCGCGCACCGTGCCATTGATGTTGAGACTGCCCACCTCCAGCACCCGACAGTCAGTGAAGGAGTGGGGGAAGCG